TTGGGCATGTGACCAAACATACTTTAAAGAGTTAACAGATATGAATATTCGTGCTAAAATGTATTCTGAAACACAAAATCAATTAGAATCTGATATGTCACCTTTTGGATTTGTAGATGATGGTTTAAATGACCCGTATGAAAGTACAGAATACGGAAGTCAGTGGTCGACAGTTGTAATTCCTAGAGATGACTAAATAAGTTCGATTAAATCACTATCTAATTTAATCCAACAATTATGACAAAGAACTTTTGAACTGTCTATGAGAGTTAAAATTTCGTCTCTTTGACCATTAATTGCAGTAGTTTTTGATTTTTTGCGAATTTCTGAATCATTTGGATAGAATTTGAGACATATAGTTTCAGATTCACCACAATTGATACAAGATTTATCGGATAAGTGGGAATTTAACCAAGATACACGTTTATTATAGTGTCGTCTTGCCACTTTCTTGATAGTTTCTTTATATTTGTCATAGTGTGATTGCATAATCTTATTTATATACAATCGGTCTATAAAAATGGCGTTGTGAAAAATAAAAAACTATAAATAAACGTGTATAAAGAAATAATGATATATTAAATCATTTAAAAGGAGACAACCCATGGCATTTCTAGTATCACCTGGCGTACAGGTAAGAGAAGTCGATTTAACTAATGTGGTACCTTCCGTTGCAACATCTATTGGTGCAATCGCAGGTGCATTTGAAAAAGGCCCTGTTTCTAGTGTAACGACAGTATCAAGTGAAGAAGAATTAGTTAAGTTATTTGGTAAACCAAATAGTAGTAACTTTGAAACATTCTTTACAGCTGCAAACTTTTTAGGTTATACAAACTCCTTAAAGGTTGTAAGAGCTGCATCAGGTATTGTAAACGCTGGAGCAAACAGTGGTATCTTAATAAGAGACACAGACCACTACTTAAACTCATTTTCAACAGGTCAAGGTTCACACGGCGAATGGGCTGCAAGAACTGCTGGAACATGGGGTAACTCACTAGGAGTTTCGCTTTGCCCAAGTGCAACAGCATACGAACAAGTATTATCAGGTTCTAACTTAACAGTTGGAGAAGATGCTGCAGGTTCAACAACAATTGCAGTTGATGATGCAGATTTAGCAAACAATGTAATTAATGTTGGCGATTTAATTTCATTCTTTTCAGATTCAACCGGTACAACACCTGTAACTGGCGAAAATGGTAAAGAATATGAAGTCGTTTCTATTTCAACAGACACATTAACAATTAGACAAAAAGATAATCCAAATGGTGGTGGTGTTCATAATACCATACCTGACAACTCATACATCAAAAGACGTTGGAGATTTTATGACTTATTTAACGGTGCCCCAGGTACTTCAACATATGCGTCATCAAATCAAAGAGGAACAAATGATGAATTACATGTTGTTGTTTATGATACAGACGGTTCAGTAACAGGTTTTTCAAATACAGCCGCAGGTGGAAGAACTAGTTCAGTTATCGAAAGTTTCGGAAACTTATCTAAGCATCCAAACGCAAAGAACGAATCAGGTTCATCAATTTACTACCCAGATTTTCTTTACGCTAATTCAACTCAAATTTATTGGACTGACCACATTTCAGGTGGTACCAATTGGGGAACAAATCTTACAGGCACAACTGCATTTACAAATGTTATTGGAGTTGATGCTGGAACTTTAACTGGTGGAACAGACGATTATGCTGTTACTGCTGGGGAAATTCAAATTGCTTATGAGAAATTCCAAGATGACGCATTAGAAGATGTAAACTTAATCTTAGGTGGACCATCATCAATCGTTGCTGATACTACAGCAGGCGTCACTACTCATGCAACAATGCTTAACGACATTGTAACAGCTAGAAAAGATTGTTTATGTTTTGTTTCACCTAGAAGAGGTGCAGTAGTTGGAGTAACAGATTCAACATCACAAGCAGACAATGTTACAACTGATGCTGATACACTTCCAAGTTCATCTTTCATGGTTTTAGATTCTGGTTACAAGTACATGTACGACAAGTATAATGATACTTTCAGATTTGTACCATTAAATGGTGATGTCGCTGGTACCTGTGCAAGAACAGACCAAGTTGCTGATTCTTTCTTTTCACCTGCTGGATATAACAGAGGTAGAATTAGAGGAGCAGTTAAACTTGCTTTCAATCCAAATCAATCTGAAAGAGATAGATTGTACAGAGGAAGAGTAAACCCAGTTATCAATCAACCAGGTCAAGGTGTGCTTTTATTCGGAGACAAGACAGCATTATCACAACCCTCAGCATTTGATAGAATCAATGTTAGAAGATTGTTTATCTTGTTAGAAAAAGCAGTAGCTACTGCCGCTAAATTCCAACTCTTTGAATTCAATGACGAATTTACAAGAGCTCAGTTTAGAGGATTAGTAGAACCTTTCCTAAGAGATGTTCAAGGTAGAAGAGGAATTACAGACTTTTCTGTAGTAGCAGATGCAACAAATAACACTGGCGAAGTCATTGATAGAAATGAATTCGTTGCAGATATTTTTGTTAAACCTGCAAGAGCTATCAACTTCATTCAATTAAACTTCGTTGCAACAAGAACTGGTGTAGCGTTTACTGAAGTGGCAGGAGCAGTATAATGGCAAACATAGATGACTTTAAAGCAAATATGATTGGTGCTGGCGCAAGAGCCAACCAATTTAGAGTAACTATAACACCACCACCAGGTATCGCAATTGGATTAGATACAAGAAAGTCTTCATTCTTAGCAAAGGCATCAAACTTACCAGGTCAAACACTTGGCGAGATACCTGTACCTTTCAGAGGAAGAAACATCTACATCGCAGGTGATAGAGAGTTCGAAACATGGTCAACTACATTCATTAATGATACAGACTTTTCTGTAAGGAATGCAATTGAACGTTGGATGAACGGAATCAATGACCTTGCAAGTAACACTGGTGTTACAGAACTTGGTGACTATCAAACTGATTTGACAGTAGAGCAATTAGACAGAGACGACACAATTCTAAAAACATATAGATTTGTTAACGCATATCCACAGACAATCGCACAGATTGACTTGTCATATGAAACAACAAATGCTATTGAGGAATTTGAAGTCACATGGAGATATCAACACTTTGTATCTCAAGGTCTTAATGCTTTCACTCTAAGTTAAATTTAGGAGGCTTACAGCCTCTTATAAATAAAGCGTATAGGAGTAAATATTATGGCAGAATTATTCGGATTTAAATTCGAAAGAATTAAAGACAGCGATAGCGTTCAGAAATTCACACAACCTTCACCTGATGACGGCACAGTCGAAATATCAGGTGGAGGTCACTTCGCAACTGTATTAGATACAGACGGAAGAGACAAAAGTGAATATGACTTAGTCAAACGATATCGTGAAGTATCCCAACAACCTGAATGTGACAGTGCGATAGAAGATATCGTTAACGAATCAATTATTTCAAATGAGAGAGACCAAGCAGTTTCTATTATACTTGACCAACTACCTTATAAAAAAAATGTTAAAGATGAAATAAGAAAGTGTTTTGATGAAACATTATCACTTTTAGATTTTGATGTAAAAGGACATGACATTTTTAGAAGATGGTATGTTGATGGTCGATTATATTATCATAAAGTAATTGATACAAAAAATCCTAAACTTGGTATTGTAGAACTTAGATACATAGACCCAAGAAAAATTAAAAAAGTTAAAGAAGTAAAGAAGAAACCAAATAGAGGAACAGGCCCAGACTTAATTGCTGGAACTGCTGACTATTATGTTTACAACGAAAAAGGTGTAAACTTAAATGGTACTCAAGGTATTCGTATCTCACCTGATGCAGTAACTTATGTACCTTCTGGTTTAGTTGATGCAAACAAAAATCTTGTTTTATCATACTTACAAAAAGCAATTAAACCTGTCAATCAATTAAGAATGATTGAAGATTCTTTAGTTATTTACAGAATATCAAGAGCACCAGAAAGAAGAATATTTTACATTGATGTGGGTAATCTTCCAAAAGTAAAAGCAGAACAATATCTAAAGGATGTTATGCAAAGATATCGTAACAAATTAGTTTATGATGCAAAGACTGGTGAAATTAGAGATGACAGAAATCATATGTCAATGCTAGAAGATTTTTGGTTACCAAGACGAGAAGGTGGAAGAGGAACAGAGATATCAACATTGCCTGGTGGTTCAAATCTAGGTGAGATAGATGATATCATTTATTTCCAAAGAAAACTTTATCGTTCTTTGAATGTTCCTATTTCAAGATTAGAAGCAGAACAAAGCTTTTCTTTAGGTCGTTCAACGGAAATTACTAGAGACGAATTAAAGTTTACTAAGTTCGTTCAAAGAATAAGAAAAAAGTTTACACCATTATTTAATGACATATTAAAAACACAATTAGTTTTAAAGGGTGTTATAAATATTAATGAGTGGACTTCAATTAAAGAGCATATACAATATGACTTTATGCAAGATGGTCATTTTGCAGAATTAAAAGCTGCAGAATTATTAAGAGAAAAAATAGACCAACTTGGAGCAATAGAAAGTTATATTGGAACATTCTTTTCTAAATCTTGGGTTAATAAAAACGTTTTAAGGATGACTGATTATGAAATGGAAGAAATGAGAAAAGAAATAAACACAGAGGCTGGAATCGAACCTGAAGACGGTGGGGTAAATTTAGAACCAAACAGTGGTATTAACAACGAACCACTTAAAGGACCAGAAGAAGATGATGAAATAGGAGATGACGATGAACAGTAAAGATATAATCGATGCATTGGCAAACGGAAAAACACTTGACGCCGAAGATGCATTTAAAGGCACAATGAAAGCAAAGATGGCAGATTCACTTGAAACTAAAAAAGCTGAAGTTGCAAAATCTTTTGTTAGAGACCATTTGCCTGACGATACAGACAAAACGGATGACTAAGAAATTTGCAGACATTTATAGTTCGATTGTTGAAAAGGATGAACATAAGAAAACTAAGTCCTATAAGAAACTATCGCCCAAGATGAAGAATGCAGTAGATGAATTATTCAATAAATTAGATACTAAAGGTTCAAATTTCCTAAATAATTTTGAAAAAGCAATATCTGATGTCGCCAAAAAGAATCGTGTGCCTGAAAAACAGTTATACGATTACTTTGAAAAGGAAGCATTAGGTATTTAAGGAGTAACAAATGGCTTATATAACGCAAACTTTAGTAGATTCAGATTTTGAAGTTATTACTAAAACAACAATTACAGGTACAAATGCAACAGCACTAAAGATTATTGATGTGTCTGCATTAGCTGGTGCCGCTACCAACCCAAGAGTAAGTATTGTTGCTTGTCAATGGTCAGTTAGTTCCGTAACAGAAATAGAATTTGACGCAACAGCGAATATAACTGCTCTTACACTAAATGGTAATGGTAGTTATAATGTCGGTAGTCAACAAATGCCGTCAATTGCAAACAACGCTGGTGACGGAATCACTGGTGATATTTTCTATGAAAATGATAGTGCATGTGTAGGATTTATTATCCTAAAATGTAGAAAGGTATCGGGTTTCGATAATATAAGCTAATGAATACAGTTAAATTAATCACAGAAGCAAACGATTTTAGTTCTCAAAACTATCTTATAGAAGAAAAGGAAGATGGCAAAAAGGATTACAAAATAAGAGGAATCTTTATGCAAGCCAATATAAAGAATAGAAATGGCAGAGTATATCCAAAAGATATCCTTATGAAAGAAGTTAAATCCTATAACGAAGAATATGTTCAAAAGAAAAGAGCATTCGGAGAGCTAGGACACCCAGAAGGACCAACAGTCAATTTAGATAGAGTATCACATATGATTACAAGTTTAAAGGCTGAAGGCGATAACTTCATAGGAGAGGCAAAGATTATGTCAACTCCAATGGGTGAAATTGTAAAGAATCTTATGGACGAGGGTGCTACACTCGGCGTTTCATCAAGAGGCATGGGTAGTTTAGACCAAAAAGGTGGTGTGAATTATGTGAGAAGTGATTTCAAACTTGCAACAGCAGGTGATATTGTGGCTGACCCGTCAGCACCTTCCGCTTTCGTAGAGGGCATTATGGAAGGAAAAGAATGGGTTTGGAACCATGGTTCACTAATCGAGGCACAAGTTTTCGAAATGAAAGAAAGAATTGAACAAAAAGTTAGAGCAAGACAAGATAAGGAACAAGCATTAGAGTTTGCAAAGTTCCTTAAAATGCTTTAATTTATAAATAATGATGTATAAATAAAACTAAAGGAGACAATCCCATGGCTAATGAATTAGACAAAACCATTGAGGAACTAGAAGCGGAAGTTTTGGCTGAACTTGAAGAAGCCAATGGTGCTGATGCTCCAAAAAAAGGTGCAGCTCCAGCTGATAAAGCTGATTCTGTATCTGATGGTAAGACTAAAGTAGATAAAGGTGCAAAACCAGCCGAAGTTGGTGATGCGTCTGTAGCTGCAGGTAAAGGAACCAAAGAAGTTTCAAACGACCCTGCTAAAAAAGGGGCCGGTAAAGCTGATGCGACACCTAAGTTAAAAGAAGAAGAAGAAAAGGACGATGACGATGATATGTCCAAAGATTCTGACGATTCTGATGACGCAGATGAGACCGATGAGCAAATGACGCCTGATAAAATGAAAGAAACTATGATTAAAGCAATGAAGTCTATGAAAAAAGACGACATGGCTGAATTATATGCTCAATACATGAAGGCTGCAATGCACAAAACCAAAGACGAAATGTATAAAGAAATGCAAGACGGTATGTCCAAAATGTCAAAAGACAAAATGGAAAAACTACACGCAGCATACAATTCAGAAATGGCTCACGGCGCAGATGACGAAGAAAAAGATGCTAAGACCGAAGAAAGATTAAAGTCTGTTAACGTTAAAGAACATGTAGATGCTCTTTTAGGTGCAGATACTAACCTTTCCGAAGAATTTAAAGTAAAAGCTGCAACAATCTTTGAAACTGCTGTAAAAAGCAAGATTAGAGAAGAGATTAAAAGATTAGAAGAAGAATACAAATCTGAATTAATCGAAGAAGTTGCTGATGTAAGAACTTCACTAACAGAAAAAGTAGATAACTACTTAAACTATGTTGTTGAAGAGTGGATGAAAGAAAACGAACTTGCTCTTGAGCGTGGCCTTAAAGGCGAAATCGCTGAAGACTTCATCTCTGGTCTAAAAACTTTATTTGAAGACCACTACATCGATGTGCCTGACGACAAGTACGATGTACTTGAAGCACAAGCTGAAAAGATTTCTAAACTAGAGGAAAAACTTGAAGCAACAATTCAACAAGTTGTTGAATCCAAAAAGGCTGAGGGTTTTCTGGTTCAGGAAAAGGTTTTAAAAGATGTTTCATCTGATTTAACCAGCACAGAGATTGAAAAGTTCGAATCACTTGTACAAGACGTAGAATTCACAGAGGAAACTGTTTATGCTGAAAAGTTAAACACCCTTAAAGAATCTTACTTCCCAAAACAAGTAATTTCTGAAGCAACTGATAATGACGTAGAAACTGGCACACCTGTACAGGACATCACTGAAGATAGTTCAATGGCAGCTTACATGTCTGCAATTGGCAGAACAGTGAATAGTGCAAATTAATAAATAGTAAGAATATAAGAAGGAGAAACTAATGTTTCAAACACAAAACTTACAAGAAAAGTGGCAGCCAGTCCTAGAGCATCCCGAATTACCAAAAATCGATGATGCATACAGACGAGCTGTTACTACTGTCATCTTGGAAAACCAAGAAAAAGCATTAAGAGAAGATAGAGCGTTTTTAGGCGAAGCAACAAACGCAACAGGTTCATCAATTGACAATTGGGACCCAATTTTAATCTCTCTTGTTAGACGTTCAATGCCAAACCTTATTGCATACGATGTATGTGGTGTTCAACCAATGACTGGTCCAACAGGACTTATCTTTGCAATGAGAGCAAGAAGTATTTCACAAGCAGGCGCAGAAGCGTTAGTAGATGAGGAAATTCCATTTCTATCTAACCAAGACGCAGCTGGTAATACTGGTGCGGGCGACCAATCTGGTACAAACCCAGCAGTGTTAAACGATACACCTGCAGGTACTTACTCAACTGTTACTGGTATGACAACTGCACAAAGTGAAGCTTTAGGTGATACTACTGCTGACGCTTTCGCAGAAATGGCATTCTCAATTGAGAAGCACACAGTTACAGCTGTATCAAGAGCTCTTAAAGCTGAATACACAATGGAACTTGCTCAAGACTTAAAAGCAATCCATGGTTTAGACGCAGAAACAGAACTTGCTAACATTTTATCAGCAGAAATCTTAACAGAAATTAACAGAGAAGTTATCAGAAACATCTATAACTCAGCTGTTAAAGGTGCTCAGGTAAATGTAACAAACGCAGGTGTCTTTGATTTAGATACTGATTCTAACGGACGTTGGTCAGTTGAAAAGTTCAAAGGACTTCTTTTTGCAGTTGAAAGAGATGCTAACGCAATCGGTCAACAGACAAGAAGAGGGAAAGGTAACATCATCATTACAAGTGCTGACGTTGCTTCTGCCTTACAAATGGCTGGTGTTTTAGATTACACTCCAGCGTTATCAACTAACTTAAACGTAGATGATACATCAACAACTTTTGCTGGTGTGTTAAACGGCAGATACAAAGTATATGTAGACCCATATGCAGCCAACGTATCAGCTTCACAATACTACGTAGTTGGTTATAAAGGTTCTTCACCTTATGACGCAGGTATGTTCTACTGTCCATATGTTCCACTACAAATGGTGAGAGCAGTTGGCGAGAACACATTCCAACCAAAAATTGGATTTAAGACTAGATACGGTATCGCTTCAAACCCATTCCACACAGGAACAGTGGGTGCAAGTACTAACGGAAGTGTCGCAATTACAGCGAACACTAACAAGTACTACAGAAGAGTTAAAGTAGCTAACTTAATGTAATCTCGATTACAATTTTATTCCAAAAGGGCGCTTCGGCGCCCTTTTTTATTTCTACTAAATAGTATTATGACTAGTGTATCAAGACAACCAACAACATTGGACTTTGCAAGTCCAACTCAATTTAAGTTTGGAATTACTCAACTTCCAAAGGTTGAGTTCTTTGTAACGCAATGTAATTTGCCTGGTATTTCACTTGGCGAAGCATTTATGCCTACACCTTTAAAACAAATACCTATGATGGGTGATGAACTTACATTTGACAATCTTACCATTGGATTTCAAGTAGCAGAAAGCTATGAAAACTACATTGAATTACACAATTGGTTATTAGCAATAGGTTTTCCAAAATCAAGAAAACAATTTAGCGACTTTAGAGCAGTTACATCCAATACACCTTCACCTACTAGAGGTGCTGTTGCTTCAGGTACTGATGTTGGACATACTAGTGAAAGAACACCTGCAAACGCAATGTTTTCAGATGCAACATTAACACTACTAACAAATAAAAACAATCCTTTAATCGAAGTAAGATTTCAAGACTTATATCCATTATCTCTTTCAGCTTTAGATTTTACTCAAGAGGAAACAGATATAACATACTTAAAAGCAACGACAGAATTCGCATATAAATATTATGAAATAGTAACCCTATAAAAGGAATTATATTATGACACACATTGATTTGTGGAAAGAGCTTAAGTCTCTTTCAAGAAACAACAACTACATAGATATTGAGTACTTTGAATATGAAGTTCTTAATAACATCTTCTCTAAAATCCAAACAGTAAAATATCACGGTGGTGGAACTAATTTAGATTTTTTTGCCGCACAAAGTAATAATAATATTACAAGTTGCGTTAACACAGAAATTAATTTAATTAATCGAATGGGTCTTAATATACCAGAAGTAATTGAAGACTACAAATCTTTATTTAACTACAAAGGCAATTATCATTTTGACAATAGAGATGCTACAAATGATAAAATATTTTCATACTATTATGATTGTGTATGTGATTGTATAGGCCCCGAAGAAGTTGATTATGAATTAATTAATCCCCCAAAATATTATATTCTCTATCACTATGGAAAGATAGAAAACTTTTCATGGATAACAGAGTTTGATAAAAAAATACCTTTACAGTTTGCAACAAAAAATCTTGCAGTGTTTAGTCATATAGAAACTAAAATCTATAGGAATTATCACAATACAAATAAAGTTAAAAGAAGAAAGATGATTGTCAACTCTAGAGAAATACCTGTACTATCAAGTGGTGGTGGTGATTAAATAACCCTTGACAAGACACAATATATAGTGTATATTTTAAAGCAAAGGATACTAATACAAAATGACATTAGATGAATTAAAACAAATAGTCTACAAAGAATTACCTGTTAATAAAGACCATTTAGATACAGAGGCTTTAAGAAATCAAGATTTGTATGCTAAGTTTATTGATTACAAAACTAACTTTGAATTTTTACTTGCAAAATCAAAAGGAGATTACAAAGTTTTATATAGAGACAAATGGGAATACTATGGTGGAAAAGCAGACGCCAAAGTATATGCAACAAAACCTTTTGATTTAAAAGTATTAAAAAATGATTTACATGTTTATATTGAATCAGACAAAGAAATTATTGATGCAGAAAATAAAATAGTTTACTTGGAAACTACAACAAAATATATTGATTATGTTTTAAAGTCTATTTCTTCTAGAGGTTGGGATATTAAAAATGCTATTGAATGGAAAAAATTTGAAGCCGGAATGGTTTAATGATATTCAACAAATGAGAAACGAAGAGATAGAGTTTCTCTATAAAATGGTTGAAAGCACCGAGGGTGATATTCTAGAAATAGGTATGGGTGGTTCTACTTTTGCTTTCTTAGATGCAACAAAAGATACAGATAGAAAAGTTTATTCCATAGACTTAAAAGATAAATTAAAAGATTACTATGATTATATACCAAAAGACTATCTTGAAAGACTTACTTTTATTCAAGCAAACTCACATGAATATAACTTAGAAAAAGTTAATTTTGAAATGTTATTAATTGATGGTGACCACACATTTACTTCAGTTCGTAGAGATTCATTATCGTATTGGAACAATGTTGTTGATAATGGTTTAATTTTATATCACGATTACAATACACCAGGTGTTGAAAAGTTTGTTGATTCTATGGTAGATTTAGATATGGCCACATTGTATGATAAACAAAACAATTTAGTTGCATTAAAAAAGTCATGATTTTTATTCACAAAATAAACGATGTACATTTAATGGTTGAATGCGAACAACATGTTGCAAGAGAACTAAGTACATTTTTTGAATTCGAAGTGCCTGGTGCTAAATTCATGCCAACATTTCGTAATAGAATGTGGGATGGTAAGATACGTTTATTTTCACAAAAGACAAGTATGATTTATGTAGGGTTGTTATCTTACCTAGAAGACTTTTTAAAAAACAATAATTTAGAATATGTTCTTCATGAGGGTGTTAACTCAAATGTAAAGCCTGTTAATGTAGAAGATGTTCAAGGTTTTATTAATGCATTAAAGATACCATTTGAAACAAGAGATTACCAATTCAATGCAATTTGTACTGCGATAGAAAATTCTAGAAGATTGTTTGTAAGTCCAACTGCATCTGGTAAATCATTTATCATTTATTGTTTAGTTCGTTATTATAGTATGATGAATAAAAAAATATTAATATTAGTACCGACAACCTCTTTAGTAGAACAAATGACAAGCGATTTTATTTCTTATGGTTGGAAAGAAGATAAAATACATAAAGTTTATTCTGGTCATGATAAAGAATCAGATAAGCCTGTTGTCATATCAACTTGGCAATCTTTATATAAATTGCAAAAGAATTATTTTAAACAATATGAATGTATCTTTGGCGATGAAGCACACACGTTTAAAGCAAAATCTTTAACTGGTATTATGGAAAAGTTACAGCAATGTCCTTATCGTTTCGGATTTACAGGTACACTTGATGGTACACAAACCCATCGATTAGTTCTAGAAGGTTTATTTGGTAAAGTAGAAAAAGTAACTACTACAAAAGAATTAATGGATGATAAAACACTTGCACAATTAACAACAAACTGTGTTGTTTTAAAACATAAAGAAGAAGAATGTAAACAAATTAAAGATTATACATATGCTGAAGAGATAAGTTATCTTGCAGGTCATACTAGAAGAAATAATTTTATTGTCAATTTATGTAAAACACTAGAAGGTAATACATTATGTTTATTTCAACTAGTAGAGAAACATGGTAATATACTATACGATATGTTAAAAGGTGATAATACCTATTACGTGTATGGTGGAACAAGCGCTGAAGAAAGAGAAAAGATAAGAGAAAATGTCAATTTATCAGATAATTCTATTATTGTTGCGTCTTATGGCACTTTTAGCACTGGTATTAATATTCCTAACCTTAACAATATCGTGTTCGCAAGTCCAAGTAAAAGTAGAATACGAGTGTTACAATCGATTGGACGTGGGTTGCGTAAATCCAACACTAAAAGTTCCGTTCTAATATGGGATATATGCGATGATTTTACATACAAAACTAAGAAGAATTTTACACTAAGACACTTTGAAGAAAGAATAAATATATACAATGAGGAAAGTTTCTCATATAGGATAGATGAGGTAAAAATATGACACAACAAATAATTAAGTTTAATAGTGGTGAAGAGATTATCACAGACATAGTTAAATTTGATAAAGACTATTTTACAATAAAGAATCCAATGAAAATGTCAACTCACCCAAGAATGACGAAAGACGGTGTTGTGGAATCATTATCATTAAATAAGTGGATGCATCCATATACAGAACAAGCAGTTTGCAAAATAAGAAAAGATAGTATTATTACAGTAGTAGCAGCTTCCGAAGGTATGAAACTTTTTTATGTTAAACAAATGGAAATTGCAAATAGAAATCCAATGAAGTTAGGATACTCAACTTTTCAAGAAGACTTTGACAGTAAAGAAAATAAAGATTACGGAGATAGCCATGAAGATGAATGGGAAGAGAGCGAAGTAAAGAAATTCTTAGATGGTATTAAACCTACCCAACACTAAACTCAAACAGGTACATTAACCTATTATACGAGCAAAAGTGTAAATGTCAAGGGTTAAATTTATTTTTTATTACCTTGACATTGTGTGTCAACTATGATAAAAATAGGAGTACAAAATGGCAGACGAAGATAAAAATAAGTTAGAAGAGTTAGAAGAGAGAATACAAGCTCTTGAGGAAAGTGAAGAACATCTAGAAGCAGTTGAAGAACTAAGAGATGAACTTGAAGTAAGACTTGATACTCTAGAAGATAAACTTGAAGAAGTTATACAACTAATTAATGTGCCAGTAGACGCATATGACGAAGATGAAATAATTCCACCAGCAGGTGCTAGTTGGGGTGAAGAAACGGAAAACGAAGAAGAATACAATTACGATGACGAAGATGATGTTAATGAAAGCATCGCAAAAGACGAATTCGGCAATTAACAATTATAATTAAGTATGGCGCCGTGCAATACGGCGTCAGTGAAAAAGGATGTGACTTGTGAAGAAAAAAAATTCAGTTCATTACGTTGACAACAAAAAACTTTTTGAAGAAATGCAAAAGTTCAAAGAGAAATGCAAAGAAGCAGAAGGTGTTGGCGAACGAATGCCACTAGTACCTCATTACATAGGAGAGTGTTTCTTAAAAATTGCAAATGGTTTATCTTATAGACCAAACTTTATTAATTACACTTACAGAGACGAAATGATTTCAGATGGTATCGAAAACTGTCTCCAATATATTTACAACTTTAATCCTGAGAAATCAAAAAATCCTTTTGCGTATTTTACACAAATAATCTATTATGCTTTTGTTAGAAGGATACAAAAAGAAAAAAAACAAACTCATATCAAACATAAGATTATTGAAAACGAAGAGTATCGTACACATGTTGTTATGCCAATAGACACTACAAATTATAGTATTCATGGATTTGATGCTACAATTATGTTACCTAGTGAACCTGTGTACAAAACAAAAGAAAAAGAAAAGGAAGAAAAAACTCCAGCAGGTTTAGAGAATTTTATGGAAGAACCTAAAAAATGAAAGTCGCTCTAATCACCGATACTCATTTTGGTGCAAGGAACGATAATACTTTCTTTTTAGATTATATGCTTTCATTTTATGAGGGTATATTTTTTCCTTACTTAGAAAAACATAATATTAAAAATGTTATTCATTTAGGAGACTTAATGGATAGACGTAAATATGTTTCTTTTAAAACTGCAAAAGAATTTAGAGAAAGATTTCTATTTCCAATACAACATTTAAAAATAAACTTTCATTGTCTTGTTGGTAATCATGATATATTTTTTAAGAACACAAATGATGTTAATTCATTAAGAGAATTAATTGATGGTAAGTCAAAACATATTCACATTTATGAAGATGCAACGGAAGTTAATTTTGACGGATTAGATATTTTATTTTTGCCATGGATTAATTCTCAAAACTCAATTTATGCTGAAGGAATAATTCTAGAATCAAAGGCAAATATTGCTATGGGGCATTTAGAAATAAAAGGTTTTCAAATGAATAAGGGAATTGTAAGTGACCATGGTCATGATAAAGAAATGTTTAAAAAATTTGATACTGTGTTTTCTGGCCACTTTCATCATAAATCAGATGATGGTCAAATTTACTATTTAGGCGCACCCTATGAAATAACTTGGTCTGATTACAATGACACAAAAGGATTTCATATATTTGATACTGAAACTTTAGAGTTAGAAAGAATAGTAAACCCTATCAGAATGCATGAAAAGATTTTTTATGATGATACTAATACAATGTATGAAAATCATGATGTGTCTCAATACAAAAACAAGTTTGTTAAGTTAGTTGTAGTAAACAAAAAAGATTTATATCAGTTTGATAGATTTATGGAAAGACTAATGAAAGCAAACTGTCATGAAGTAAAAGTTATCGAAGACTTTTCAGATTTACATGCTGATACTGTACCAGATGATATTGTAAAACATGCTGAAGATACAACTACATTATTAAACAAATATGTTGATGAATTAGACATTACTCTTGATAAGGATAGACTAAAAAGAATAATGCGTGGCTTATACAACGAAGCTCAGGATTTAGAATTATGAACAGAGTTAGAAACTTTTGGATTGATAGTTACAAAACAAACGTGACAGCATTTTATCTAGAAATGCTAAGTGCATTTAGTGTTATGATTGGTAGTGCAATATTAACATTTACAGTATTAGAACCAAGACCAGATATCTTTATGCCATTTTATTGGGTAGGAAGTGTAAGTGGTTTCTTTGGAGCATATTACAGAAAATCTGCTTGGATTATGGTACTAACTGTATGGTTTACTACAATGAATACTATTGCTCTTTGGAGATTGTTTATATGATTAATTTTAATTGTGTTCGTTGGAAAAACTTTCTTTCTACAGGTAATCAATTTACAGAAATAAAATTAGACGAAAATAGAACATCATTAATCATTGGTGAAAATGGTGCAGGCAAATCAACTATTCTTGATGCATTGTGTTTTGGTTTATTTGGTAAACCATTTCGTGTTATTAGTAAATCACAATTAGTTAATACTATTAATGATAGAGAAGCAGTTGTCGAAGTAGAATTTAGTATAGGTACTAAAGAGTGGAAAATCATAAGAGGTATTAAACCAAATATATTTGAAATCTATTGTGACAATCTTCTTGTTAATCAAGATGCAAACTCTAGAGACTATCAAAAGTTTTTAGAACAAAATGTATTACGATTAAACTTCCGTTCATTTACTCAGGTTGTTATTTTAGGTTCATCGACATTTATTCCTTTTATGCAATTAAAGGCAAGTCATCGTAGAGAAGTTGTTGAAGAAATTCTTGATATTAAAATATTTTCTCTTATGGGGTTTTTACTTAAACAAAAGATTAAAGAAATAACAGATGATATAAAAGATTTAGATTATCAGTTTGAACTTGCTTGTGAAAAAATTGCTATGCAACAAAATTATATTGATGACATGAAAGCAAACAAAGAACAAATTGTTTCTGAAAAAGAAAATGAGTTTAGCAAAAATGAAACTGTATTAAATGAAAGAAATACTCAAGTCGATGATTTAAAAACAGTTTCAGATGACTTACACGAAAGTATTACTGATAAAGATAAAGTTACAAACAAATTAAAAAAGTTAAGTAACATTAGAGCAACAATAACAGAAAAACATAAACAGTTAACAAAAGATATGGAGTTTTTTAAAGACAATGAAAGTTGTCCTACCTGTGAACAAGATATTGAAACATCTCATAAAGAGACAATGGTAGAAGACAAACAAAATAAAATACAAGATATACTTGACGGAGCAACAAAACTTAAAGATGAGCTTCTTGAAGTTGATAAACGAATAGAAGACATTGATGCGATAATGAAAAAAATTCGTGATAATGAAGTTCAAAGGGCAGAGTTAACTTCAGCAATTACTGAATTAGAAAAGTATAATAATAGATTATCAGATGAAATATCATCATTTGAAAAAGGTTCAGTATCACAAACAGACTTAGATAAACTTTCTAATATGAAAAACGAATGTAAAGGTGTTGAACAAACAAGAAGTGAAAAGAAGGAAGAAAAAACATATACCCATGCAGTCAGAGATATGTTAGATGATTCAGGTATTAAAACAAAAATTATTAAACAATACTTGCCAATTATGAATCAGTTAATTAATAAGTATCTTATGTCTATGGAGTTTTATGTAAACTTTAATTTAGATGAAAATTTTAATGAAACGATTAAGTCTAGATTTAGAGATAACTTTAACTATGCTTCATTTAGTGAAGGTGAAAAACTAAGAATTGATTTAGCATTATTGTTTACTTGGAGAGCAATTGCTAAAATGAAAAATTCAACAAATACAAATCTATTAATTCTAGATGAGATATTTGACAGTTCATTAGATGGCCAAGGTACAGATGAGTTTCTAAGAATACTAAACACACTAGACAATGAAAACATATTTGTAATTAGTCATAAAGGTGACCAACTTGCAGATAAATTTAGTAATAGTATTAAGTTTGAAAAAGTACAAAACTTTAGTAGAGTTAATTACAATAACAGTTACAGTGCAATAACATGAAAAAACTTAAAAGAATAAAATTATATACTTTATTATATTGGAATACTTTTTTAGGTTACTTTAAACCTAGAGAAAAGTCTGATGTATATATTTACGAGGATAAACATGAAGTGGAACGAAACACCAATAAGAAAGATTAGTTTATCAATAACTAATTTTTGCAATGCAGGTTGTCCTCAATGCGACAGAATTAATCCAAATGGTTGTGGAACTGCTGAATGGTTGCCACTTGTACAGTGGTCAATAGAAGATTTTAAAAAAGCATTTCCAAAAGAAACATTAGAAGAGTTAGATGAAATTAAATTCTGTGGAACTTGGGGTGACCCAATGATGCTTAAAGATTTGTATCCTATGTGTGAATATATTATTGATGAAAGTAATTGTAGAATAGAAATCACAACAAATGGTTCTATCAGAGATGAGGATTATTATTGGAAACTTGGTATACTATGTGGCAAGAGATTAAAAATGTATTTTGATATTGATGGTGTCAATCAAGAGATGCATAGTCACTATCGTAGAAAAACTAATTTAGAAAAAACATTAAGTAATATGAAATCACTATCTGAAACATGGTCAACACCAATGGCACAAACAGTTGTCTTTGAACACAATCGACCTTATCTTAAAGAGATTGAAAATCTTGCAAAAGACAATGGTGCAAAATATTGGCGTCATTTTGATTCTAATAGATTTAGAGAAAGTGATACATTTGAATTTGTTGATGAAAATGGAAAAGAAAAGGTTTTACGAAAATGAGTAAGTGTATTAGTTGTGAATGGAAAAACGATGAACTTGTTATTGTTAACCCAGACGGACAAGTTTTTCCATGTTGTTATTTAAGTAACATGGCATACAAGTTTGATAATACAGACATTGAGGAATTGTATAAAGGAAAAGAATCAAAAAATAAACATATCATGAAAAAGTATATGGACAATAAAGATGAGTACAATATATACAAAAACCCTTTAAGTAAAATACTCAAGGGAAAGTGGTTTGATGAAACACTACCTCAATCATGGGAAAACTATGATGATGCTTATTACAAATGTAAAAAATATTGTACGGTAAATGAAGATGATTAATGTCGGTGTATCAGAGGGATTTCATGATGCAGGTGTAACTGTGTTAGAAGGAAAAAAGATTTTACATGCATCGCATAGTGAAAGATACAGTCGAGTTAAAAATGATAAATGGATATCATTAAAACAATTACCTCACACTTACGATAACATTGCATATTACGAATCACCATTTTGGAAAAACACTAGAAGAGTTTTTGCAGGTCAAGGTATGGAATGGCCTGAAAGAAAATATGATTATTATTTTAGACATCATCAAACTCATGCAGCCGCAGGTTATTTAACGGCGCCTTTTCATGATTGTAATATTATTGTCATAGATGCCATAGGTGAATGGGAAACAATTACCATTTGGGATAATATGAAAAAAATAAAATCATTTAGGTATCCTTATTCACTTGGATTACTATATTCAGCGATTACACAAAGATTAGGATTGAAACCAAATGAAGAAGAATATATTACTATGGGTATGGCTGCATTCGGTGAACCCAAATACGATTTAGAATATTTGTTAGAACAAAATAATCACAGAGGTGTTGGTAACATTTTACCAAATGCAAGACCTGAAGATTTGGCTGCATCAATTCAGAATTTGTATGAAACAAAATTAAAAGAATTGTTAAGATACACAACAAAGAAAAATTTAATACTAGCAGGTGGATGTGCTTTAAATTGTGTTGCCAATAGTAAACTTTTAGATTATTATAACATATGGATTATGCCTTCACCTGGTGATGCAGGTTCATCGTTAGGAGCAGCTGCATTAGTTAATGGTATAAGATTGGATTGGGAACATCCGTATCTTGGTTATAATATTAATCAGTATGTTAACCCAAAAGAAGTTGTTGAACATTTATTAAAACACAAGTATTGTGGTATTGCTAATGGTCGTGCAGAGTTTGGCCCAAGAGCATTAGGTAATCGTTCATTAATTGCAGACCCTAGATACAATGTAAAGGATACAGTTAATACTATTAAACAAAGACAGAAATATCGTCCGTTTGCACCTATGATTTTAGAGGAGCATTTTGATGACTACTTTAAAGGACGAAAGAATAGATATATGCAGTTTGTATCAAAAGCAATGCATGATTATAGTTCAGTAACGCATATTGATGGTACTGCCAGAGTACAAGTCGTAGAACAAACAAATACCTCTGTAGCCCGCCTTATATTGGAAGAATTCTATGCTAAAACAGGTTGTCCAATGCTTTTAAACACTTCTTTGAATATTAAAGGACAACCAATAGTTAATACATGGTCAGATGCGTTAAATTTTGAAAGGAAATATAATGTCAAAGTATTCTAGATTATTTACATATGGTTGTAGTTTTACACACTATGAATATGAAACTGATGTAGCAGTTAGTTCTCTGTCACAAACAATTTTTGATGAGGATACTGAAATACCACGATTGGGCGAATTACGTAATATTACAAACTATGTAAGAGTTATACAAAAATGTTGGCCAGAATATCTTGGTGAAATATTAGAAACACCTGTTGTTAATCATGGGCAAGATGGTACTTCAAATGAACATATTATACAAAAGATTATTGACGATTATGATTTGTTATCATTTAGTAAAGATGGTCTAGTTGTTATTGGTATGACGGAAATAACAAGAAATCTTTTAAATGGAAAAATGATAAGAGACTACGACCCTAGAACTAAAAAAATGGTATATAAATTTTATACTCAAATTATAACTATGCAATCTGTTTTAGAAAAAATAGGAATACCATATAAAATTTTTGCAGCATTAAATCCTTTACCAAATATTTTTGATGACATGGAGTTCATCAAACATGTTATGAATCATCCTAGATTTGATACTGTGGATAATGGTACTTTAATAGGGTTTCCTTTTATGAAAGAAGTTGGTGGATTTTCTCTTCAATCATGGAACAAAAAAAATGATAAGTCTTATCATACATCAGATGCTCATCCAACTTCAAAAGCACATAAAGAATTTGCAAAAATATTAGGAAATAACATATGATTATTGTAGGTGGTTGCAGTTTTACAGATAAAGAACAACCAAAGTCAGCACAACCAATGCCTCTTGAATTTAAAATGTGGCCAGAGTTACTTTCTGAAAAAACAAATACTAATGTTATCAATCTTGCAATATGTGGTATTGGAAACGAAATAATCTTTAATAGAGTTGTTTCTGAAATATCTAAACACGATAAAATTGATTATGTAATAGTTGGTTGGACAGAGTGGACAAGACAAGATTTTATGATTAAACATAAAGATGATTGCTGTATTGGACCCTTTCCGTCCGAAGGAAGAGGTCCTGAATGGAGAACACTTGTACCAAGACGAAAAGATGTGATAGATAAAAAACTTGATAGAGAAGTTTTTGATTACGAATATTTAAATCAATGGTATCTAAATACTTTTTCTAGTGAGTATCCAACACCTAAACAAATTATTAATAAGAATTTACAATTGTTTTATTCATTACAATGTATTTGCGAATCTAGAAATATAAAATTACAAATGTTTCAAATGTTAAATCCTATGTCAAATTACTTTGAACATGATAAAGAAGCAAAGTTGTTTAAAAAAGAATCTATGGAACAATTAATAAAGAACCCATTATCTTTACAGATAAAAGAAGATACATTTATGGGATGGCCGTGTTTTAATGAATTAGGTGGATTTCATCTGATAAACTTTTTAGAACGAGCAGGTCAATATGAAAGAATTAGTGGAATAGATGCACATCCAAATGCTGAATCTCAAAGAAATATTATGAAATTTATCTATAAAGAACTTGATATTGCACTATAAAGAAAGACTAAATAAGCACGTATATATAATATATAGAATTAATTTAAAGAAATAGGAGTATTAAAATGAAAGTAGGATTTGTTGGTTTAGGAAAACTAGTAAAGCCATGCAGTGATGTGGCGTATGAAAAAGGTCACGATGTAACAGGGTACGACCCAAAAGTAAGTAATCTTGCGATTTGTCGTAAAAATTTGTTTGAAGCAATAAGTGATAGAGAAATTATCTTTGTTTCAGTACCAACACCACATGAAGATGGTTATGGAGGAGAAACTCCTACCTCTGATTTACCAGCAAAAGATTTCGATTATTCAGCAGTTGAAGAAACACTATCTGAATTAAATAAGTTCGTAAAGAAACCACAATTGATTGTTCTTATTTCAAATGTAATACCTACGACAATTGATAATAAACTTAGAGACCTTATAACAGATGCCGATTTTGTTTATAGTCCATTTTTCATAGCACAAGGAACCGTTGCATGGGATTTCAAAAATCCTGAGTTGTTTGTAATTGGTGCAGACAGAAATGGTGGAGATGGTTCAAATGGCGAAAGACCAAATTATAGACCAAAGATATTAATCGATTTCTATAAGACAATCGCAGAAAACAATCCAAGAATTCAAATATGTAACTTTAAAGAAGCAGAAATGATTAAAGTATTCTATAATACTTTCATTACTCAAAAAATTAACTTTGTAAACATGATTCAACATGCAGCAGATAAAATGAAAAATGCAGATGCAAATTTTGTTTGCGATGTACTGTCAAAGTGTACTCATAGATTAATAAGTCCAAAATACATGAAACCAGGTTTAGGTGATGGTGGAAGTTGTCACCCTAGAGATAATATTGCATTAAGTTGGTTGACTAAGAAATTAGACATGACTTATGATTATTTTGGCAACACAATGATTGTCAGAGAAAAACAAGCAGAAGCAGTCGCAAGAAGAGTGCTTCAAGACCCGTCAGGTAAGGTTCAACCACTTAAAGTTGCATTTACTAGTACAGGGTTTAAAGAGGGTGTTAAGAACGAAGACGGCAGTTATATCCTATTAATCCAACACTATATTAAAGAATTAGGTGGAAAAATAGTAAAAATCAACGCAAAAACAGGGTGCGACATATTGTTCAAATCTTGGCCAAGTGATGAAACGCCCGAAAATATTGAGGTTTTTGACATATGGAAGAATTACGGTAACGACCACCTTTAATTTTTAACCCTTGACAAATGGCCCGAATGCCTGTCATTATAACTATAGATGATGATGAGGTATTCAAATGACTAAAAAATCTACTATTGCGAAACTACTTGCTGAAGAAAACGTTTACGTTGTTCACAAAAAAGCACAGACTGCTTCTTTTGATGTTAAATCAAGAGAATTAGTTTTACCAATTTTCAAAGAAGAAATGAGTAACGATGTTTATGACATGTTCGTTTGTCATGAAGTTGGTCATGCATTATATACACCTCTAGATATGTTAGATGCAATTCATCATCAAGGTATTGACCATGGTGTTGTTAACGTAATCGAAGATGCACGTATCGAAAAAATGTTTCAAAAGAAATACCCCGGTTCTGTTAAAAACTTTCAAAAAGGTTATAAAGAGTTATTAAAGAAAAATTTCTTTGGTATAGATAATAAAGATATCTCAAAACTTAATATCATTGATAAAATTAATATCTTTTACAAGACAGGTCTTCTTGGTGATGTTTCACCAGAAGAAAAATTACTTATCGAAGAAGTTTCAAAATGTAAAACACCAGAAGATGTAATTAGTCTTGCGGCAAAACTTTGTGAGTTTCACGAAAAACAAGAAAAAGAAAATCAAGATAATAATGCTCAACAATCAATGTCAGGTGTAGATAAAGAAGACGATGATGGTGAACAACAAAATCAACAACAAAAAAACTCAGACGATGGCTCAGACGATGGCGAGGAAGGTGAAGATAGTTCATCCAAGTCAAAATCTCAAGATGATGATGAAGAAAGTTCTAACGGTACTCAAACAAGTGACCAAGATAAAGGTGACGAAGGTGAAGAACAAGAAAGTCAACAATCAACTACTGCTTCAAAAGGTGGTGCCCCTACTAATGGTGATTTAAAATCAGTTACCGATAGTGCTTATGATGATGCCATGAAAGCACATATTGATGAAAAAGCAAAAGACCGTATGTACTTAAATATTCCTAAAAGTCTTAAAATGTCAAAAATTACTTTATCATATAAAAGAATTATGCAAGAACTCAAAGAAGACTATACTATCAATCATAGTAAGAGTTTTGATAACGCAGTTCAAAAAGAAATGGATAAAATCTTTAATGAAAACAAAAAAGTTGTTCAGTATATGGTTAAAGAGTTTGAAATGAAAAAGTCTGCTGATGCATACAAAAGAGCCACTGTTTCAAAGACAGGTAGTCTTGATATGACTAAACTCCATAGTTATCGATACAATGAAGATTTATTCGCAAAGATTACTACGATACCCGGTTCTACTAATCACGGTATGATTATGTATCTTGATTGGTCAGGTTCAATGGCAGGTAATATGAGATTTACACTTATTCAACTTTACAACTTAATTTGGTTTTGCCAAAGAGTAAAAATTCCTTTTCAAGTTTTTGCCTTTTCAGATAGATACAAATATAATACAAATAATGACCACGAAGAAGTACAAGACAAGGTACGTAATGATTTAACTTTTGGTCGTTTTAATTTATTTGAGTTCTTTACTAATAAAATGACTAAACAAGAAACCATGTGGATGATGAAAGAATTACTTTCAATGACTTATCAATGGAGTTATTCTGATTTAGAAGACGAATATGGTTATGTTAATAGTACATGGATACCTAGTAGATTCAATCTTGGTGGCACACCACTTAATCAAGCAATCATAACTACTTACAAAACTACTAAAAAGTTTATGTCAGAAAACAAAGTTCAAAAATTAAATCTTGTTTATTTGACAGATGGTGAAAGTCATACTCATAGTGAGTGGTGGTCTGATAGTTCTGGTGCTTCTGGTGAAGATTATTTACAACCACATGGTTCATACTCAGTTGGTAGTAAAGATGTTCATATTACTTGCCCAGAGACTGGTGCAACAGTAGTTAGTGGCGCAATGTATGGTTCTGAACAAACAAAAACATATTTACAATTACTTAGAAAACAATTACCTAATATTTCTGTTTTAGGTTTCTTCATTGCAGGTTCAGGTAAAAAGGGAAAAGTTCCTTTAAATGTTATTTGTAATGCATATCATTTAAATCAATACAGTGATAGTGACCATGCTCAAATTGCAAAAATTCAAAGACAATTATCAAAAGATAAAGTGTCAGTTTGCAAAGTTGCTGGATATGATGAATTTTATATTTTGCCTAGAGGTGAAAATGTTCAAGAATCATCTGATTATGAGTTTAAAGAGAATATGAAATCTGCCGGAATGGCCCGTGAATTCCTTAAACACGCCACAAAAAAGACACTAAATCGTCAATTACTTAACAAATTCATTGAAAACATTGCCTAATTTAGGCCTTGACAATAACAAGATTTACCTGATATTCTAATAATAGATGATAATTAAAGAGAGGACTTTATAATGTTAACACCTAAAAAACAAGAGTTCGTGATTGCGATGTCTAAAGAGTACGGCGATGCTGCCGTAGTTACTAGATTTGAAATCAACGATTTCGCAGAAAAGAATGGTTTTCAAAACCCTTCTTGGTTAAAGAAACCACAATTCAAATGTGGTCATGGTAAGTATCAATTACCAACGTCTGGTGATAAATCAGTCGAGGAGGTTGTGCAATCAGTTCAACCAATTATTAATCAACCTGTAGATGCACCTTCACCGACAAGTGTAAACTTAATGGCGAAATCAATTGATGTTCAAAATTTGGTACCTTCGAAGTTTGAGGGATTTGTACCTTGGGGTCACTACAATACAATTAAACAGATTTCAAAGTCTGATATGTTTTACCCAGTGTTTGTTACTGGTCTATCTGGTAACGGTAAGACTTTAATGATTGAGCAAATTCATGCCGAAATGAAAAAAGACTTAATCAGAGTTAACATTACAATCGAAACTGATGAGGACGATTTACTCGGTGGTTTCAGACTTGTTAACGGCGAGACCAAGTTTGTACCTGGCCCAGTCATCGATGCAATGGAAAGAGGATGTACTCTTCTATTGGATGAGTGTGATTTAGGTTCTAATAAACTTATGTGTTTACAACCTGTCCTTGAAGGAAAAGGCGTTTACTTGAAAAAAGTAAATAAGTGGGTTACACCAAAACAAGGATTTAACGTTATGGCCACTGCCAATACTAAAGGTAAGGGTTCAGAGGATGGTAGATTTATTGGAACGAATGTTTTAAACGAAGCATTCTTAGAAAGATTTGCCATTACTATTGAACAACCATATGCCGCAAAAAAAGTAGAAGAAAAGATTATTCTTGGTTCTATGAAAAAGTATGGTAAGATAGATGAGGCGTTTGCTGAAAATCTATGTACTTGGGCAGAGGTTATTAGAAAGACCTTTTTCGAAGGTGGGATTGATGAAATCATCTCTACCAGAAGACTTGACCACATTGTCAAGGCATATGCAATCTTTTCAGATAAAAAGAAAGCAGTTGAGTTATGTGTCGCCAGATTTGATGATGACACTAAAGATTCTTTCTTAAATCTTTATTCTAAGATTGATGCAGGTATTGATATTTCAGAACCTGAACAGTCAGATGAAATTGTTCAAGATGAAGAGGATGAATCAAATGGACTATAATAGATATTACGAAATAGCCGAAGAGTTAGAAGCCGAAGGGTATTCTTATGAAGAGGCTTGGGAAAAAGCTATTAAAATAGTTCAAGATGAAGGTTAATAAAAAAAGTTTTTGTGTGGGGGTTGACATTTGATTGCTAACCCCCATATAAATATAAGTGATACGCCGAAAGGGTATCAACTATAACTTGCTTAAAAAGGAGAAAACAATGATAGACTTTAATAGGTTACGACCTGTAACCATAGGCTTTGACGATATCTTCGATACAATGGAGGCAATCGTTGGGCAACCAATCGCAAAAACACAGTACCCACCATATGATATTGTAAAGATAGATGACTATAAGTTTAGTTTACAATTAGCAGTTGCTGGATTTAGTAAAGATGATATTGATGTACAATATTCAAATAATGAACTTACAATTGAAAGTAAAGTGAAATTT